GGTCAGCAGTACAGCGGTGCAAACGGGGATGCTGACGTAGTCGGTTTGCCGGGGATCCACGTCGAGGCTAAACGAGTTGAGCATCTCAACCTCTATAACGCGATGGATCAGGCCGTGCGGGACGCCAGGGAAGGCGAGCTGCCGGTTGTGTTTCATAGAAAGAACAATTGTAAAACTCTAGTAACGATGACCATGGAAGATTGGTTTAAGCTCTATCATGAATGGGAGGCAGGACAAGATGTCGAGGATAAAAAGAAAGCACCAAAAGATTAAGCTAAAAACCTGCCCTTTTTGTGGGAGTAAGGTGGAAGCCTTCGAAATGGTTGGTGGGATAACTGGGGTATGCTGCACGAATTACAGCGAATGCGGCGCGATCGTCAGCTTCAACAATGAGAAATGCGACAGCAACAGCGAGAAGTACACAACGGAATTCTGGAACAGGCGAGTATAGAAAGGCGATAAAATAGGACATGCACACCGTAAGCGTCGAGAATGAAATTGAAATCTTAAAAGAGGAGCTGGCAATCGAGAAGCGCAAGCTTGAACGGATCAAGCGGCGAAGCGGGCCGAAGGGTGTTGGCGGGAATACCTCATACCTGGATGCCGACGCTATCCACGCCGATCATCACCATGAGGCCATGACGGACCTTCAGCAGGTTTTAGCGTGCAAGGCAGAGATTGACGAGATTGAGGCGGAAATCGCGAAGCTTGAGAGAAGTGTCGGACGGATTAGAAACTGTGTGGCTTCTCTGGATGAGACCACTAAGAAAGTGATTTATCTTCGCGACGTTTGCGGGCTGTCATTGGTCGATATTGCGGCGGAACTGGATTTATCTTACGGGTATGTCAAAAATATTTCGGCTCAAAATCACAAAACATGACCATACATGTGACGCGCGCCTTGAAAATCAGGTGTATAATCACGATAAGGATATGTATGAGCCATAATATAATTTTTCTCTTGAATGATAAGTACAATCCGAAAGCGCCGGAAGGCGCTTTTTTCGTGCCCCGCAAGGGGCGTGTGAGTAGAAAGGCCAAGAAAAAAGCCACGGTCAATCCGTGGCTTTAGGCTGAATGATAATGCGATGGTGCTCTGAATCGATGATCTTTTCAAGTTCGACAGGTTCATCATCATTCGGTGGGATGAGGCCGCATTCACGCGCTTCAGCTGTTCCGATATTCACGGAGTAACTGGTGACGTAGCCTTTCCCATTCTTCTTTTTGGAGAGCCGGATCGGCTTTGATTTCATGTTAATCATCCTTTCTGCGTTTAAGTACGTTTACGAGATTGTAAACTGAAATGCAAAGCGCGACGATACTGATAATAAGAGCTAATTGTTGCATATTGTTCGACAATGATTTATAATTTAAGCAAGATATTCGGGGGAAGGGATGAGCTTCCCCCGTCGGCTATTTGCCTTTGTCATTAACCTGAAAGATAGCGACGATGAGGTTGATCACAGCTGTTATCAGGCTAATGACTTCGCTTAAATGAATTTTCATTGCCGACACCTCCTTTCCTTTAGGATAACTATATTATAGCGTAACGCTAACGGTTTGTCAAGGGATAGGAGGTATTTTTATTGTTTTTTAGCACCTGTAAAGGTGCTTTTTTTGTTCAAGAAATTACAAGAAAGGAAGGACGTCATGGCAAAAGGCAAGTACGCATACTGGCTGACCGATGACGGCCTTCTGCGCATTCAGGGCTGGGCGCGGGACGGACTGACCGACGAGCAGATCGCGAAAGAGATGCGCATTGGAAGCAGGACGCTGTATGAGTGGAAAAAGAAATATCCGCAGATAATGCAGGCCCTAAAAGAGAGTAAAGACGCGGCGGATCGGCAAGTGGAGAATGCGCTTTTTAATGCAGCATTAGAAGGCAATACGACAGCGCAGATCTTTTGGTTGAAGAACCGAAAGCCGGCTCAATGGCGCGATCAGCCGAAGATCAAGGACAGCGACAACGATAATGTGCTGCAATATCTCGACGGGATGCGTCGGAAGAAAGGAGACCGGAGATGATTCCAACATTAACCGAAAAGCAAGATGCTTATATCGATAATGCGACGCATCGCTGGAATCTTAAGACCGGCGCTGTTCGTTCCGGAAAATCCTTTGTCGATACCGCTTATATCATTCCGAAGCGGCTCATTGATCGAGACGGCAAGTCAGGGATTAATGTCATTCTTGGTGTGAGTAAGTCGACGATCGAGCGCAATGTCTTGGAACCGATGCGGGAAATTTACGGGCCGAATCGGATCGGGATGATCAACTCTCAGAATATCACGCGGCTCTTTGGGCAGGATGTGTATTGTTTGGGCGCTGAGAAAGTCTCTCAGGTCGCCAAAATACAGGGGGCGTCGATCAAATACTGTTATGGGGACGAAGTCGCAAAATGGCACAAGGATGTGTTTGAAATGCTCAAATCTAGACTTGATAAAGCCTATTCCTGTTTTGATGGCAGCTGCAACCCGGAAAACCCGACGCATTGGTTTAAGCAGTTCATTGATTCTGACGCGGATATTTACGATCAGCATTATCAGATTTTCGACAATCCGCATCTGCCGAAGGCATTTGTGGATAACCTTTGCAGGGAATATGAGGGTACCGTTTATTACGATCGGCTGATCCTTGGATTGTGGAAACGGGCAGATGGCGCGATTTACCGCAAATTTGCAGACAATCCCGACGCCTTCACGATTCGGCCGGAGGACGTGAAAAACATTCAGGAAATCCACGTCGGGATCGACTTCGGTGGCAATCAATCCGGGCATGCTTTTGTTGCGACGGGGATCCAGAACGATGATGCTGGCATTATCGCGCTGATGTCTGAACGCATTATGGCACGTGATGTTTCAGCACCGATTGATTCTAATCAGCTTGACGCTTACGCTGTGGACTTTGTCGAAAAGGTGCAGCGAAAATACGGGCCGGTTGATTATGTCTACTGGGACAACGCGGAAACAGTGCTCGGCAACGGGATCCGCAACGCATTAGAGGATAAGTTTCCAAGAATTGGTGTCTATCCTGCTGTTAAGCGGCGCATCAATGACCGGATCAATGCGACGATTCGGCTCATGGGTGCGGACCGGTTCAACGTGACGACGGATTGCGAGACGTTGATCACGGCACTTTCGGAAGCAGTTTGGGATCGGACGAAGGACGACGACGAAAGACTGGATGACGGCTCAACAGATATCGACAGCCTGGACGCTTTCGAGTACACATTTGAGCGTGAAATCTCAAGACTATTGTAGGACGGCATCATGAACATATTTCAGAGAGTGATAGGAGCAATTAAACGAATGTTTGACCGGAATACCATTGTCCGGGTCATCGGGCAGCAGCCGGAAATGACGACCGGTATGATTACACGGATTCAGCTGTGGCAGGATATGTTGAATGGACACGCGCCTTGGTGCGGCGAAAATGTCGCGTCGATGGATCTGGAAAAATCAATCTGTCAGGAATTTTCAGATATCGCATTGTCGGAGATGGATGTGAAGATCACGAATGATCAGCTGGCAGCTTTATTTGAGGACGGCACGAAGGATTTATCTCAGAACTTGATCTCAGGGCTGGCCTGTGGATCATTTGTTCTGAAGCCAGTTGGCATGACCGGCAAGACAGAATTTGTCACGGCGGATAAGTTCGTGCCGATCAGCTTCGACTTATCGAATAAGCCTGATGATATTGCGTTCATCGACGTCAAACACGTGGATGAAAATCAGTATGTGATCCGGCTGGAGCGCCACACTTTAAAGGACGGTGCGCTTGAGATCACCAATACAGCTTATGCCTCGTCGACGCGGTACGGCTTCGATCGTATCATTTCACTTGAATCTGTGCCGGAATGGGCGGGCCTTCCGGAAGGTCAGCGGTTTGTCGGAATGGATACGATCGACTTCGGCTATTACCGCAACCCGATTAAAAACGAGATTGATGATACAGGATGCGGCGTTTCCGTTTACGATTCGGCGGCCGAGATGATTAAGAACGCTGACATCCAAAACGCACGGCTACAATGGGAGTTTAAGTCAGGCGAGCGGGCTGTACACGTGGACGATCGGATGATCAAGCCTGTCGGCAAGAGCAGAGGCAAGTTCACGACCGATCAGTTGGACCGCCGTCTCTACCGCGGCATGCACGCAGAGGATACGCAAAAGCCGCTTTTTGAAGTGTATTCGCCAGAATTTAGGGACGCGAATATCATCAACGGCTTAGAACAGATTTATCGTCAGATCGAGCGCTCGGTTGGGCTGGCTTACGGTGACCTGTCCAATGTGGCGGATGTGGAAAAGACCGCGACGGAAATCCGCAATGCGAAGTTTAGAAAGTACAATCGGGTTCACGCCATCGAGAACAATCTGCGAACTTGTTTTGAGGATTACATCCGCGGCTTAGCGTTCTACAATCAGCTGCTTTATTCTGGTTACGAGATCACGGTCAATTTCCACGACAGTGTGCTGACCGACGAAGAAACAGAACGGCAGCAAGACCGCGCCGATTTGTCCGCGGGCATCATGCAGCCTTACGAGTATCGGATGAAATGGTACGATGAGGACGAAGAGACAGCTAAAAAGATGGTCAACCAGCCGGACAATGACGTGATCGAATAGAGGCCACCATGCTGACGCAAGGACAGACTGAAGGGCTGACGCTGATGTCGGAGCGTGCCTTTGCGGATTTAGAGAACCGGATCATGTCTGACATCGTGAACCGGTTGAAGATTAACGGATCATCGACCGCGACATCGGACTGGCAGATCACGCGGCTTCAACAGTACGGTATCAGTGAACGGGACATCACCGCGTGGATTGCGGAGGCGATGAAAACCACAGATGCCGAGACGAAGAAGATATTATCCGATACGGTGTATCAGGAGTATAACAAGCAGAAGCAGTTCTACAGAATAGAAGGAGTGAAGCAAATTCCATTCAAGGAGAATGAGCCCATTCAGAATTTGATCAAAGCCACAACGGCGCAAACCCACGGCACCTTTCAGAACATTACCCAGTCCATGGGCTTTGCGATGAAAGACCCGGCCGGGAAGATGCGTTATCAATCCCTCCGGAACTTTTACACCCAAACGCTGGACAATGCCATGATGGACATTGAGTCCGGCGCTTTTTCGTATAACACGGTATTGGAGCGTACGATCAACACCATGACCAACTCGGGACTTCGATACATCGACTACGCCAGCGGGGTGAGCAGCCGGATCGAGGTTGCCGTCCGGCGGGCACTGATGACCGGCTACGGGCAGGTGCAGCGGTACATGAGCGACCAGATCGCGGACGAACTCGGCACCGAATACTTTGAAGTCTCCGCTCACAGCGGCGCCAGACCCGAGCATGAAGAATGGCAAGGCGGCGTCTACACCAAAGACGAGCTTTATTCCATCTGCGGTCTGGACGACGCATTGGGCCTCTGCGGGATCAACTGTTATCACTCCTACGACCCATTTTTCCCAGGCATTTCAAAAAGACGCTACACCGACGAACAACTCGAAGCCCTCAAAGCGGAAGACGCCAAAGAGATTGAATTCAACGGGAAGCAATATAACAAATATCAAGCTCTGCAAGAGCAACGCAAAATGGAGCGCCAGATGCGCAAGTATCGGCAGGACATTGATCTGCTTAAGAAGGGCGAAGCTGATAGTTATACGATTGAATGTCGCAAAATAAAATATCAGGTAAGATACAGTCAATATAAGGATTTTAGTGAAAGTATGGGATTACCTATGCAACGTGAGAGAATTTATCAAGACGGTTTATCTTTAAAAAGCGTTGCAAATAGGATTAAAGTTGATAAAATAGATACAAAGAAATTAATTCAAAGTGCCGCTGATTCTGGAATAATAAAACTTGAAATCAATGAGAGAAAACAGACAAGACACATAATTGAGAGCGACAATTACATTGAGGGAAGAAGCGGATTATACGGTGATATTAATAAAGCAAAAGAATTATTCAATAGATATTCAATGACAGGGGAAGCAGTAATTTCAAAAAGTGGTGTTTGGCAACATAAAGAAAAAATAAAATGCGATGAGCCTATAGGTATTTATATTTCATTAGATGGCAAAAAATCTGAAACTAATTGTGCAACAATCGTTTATTCAAAAACTGGTTCACATATTTTCCCGAGAAGAGGTGAAAAATAATGGATTTGAAAAAGTATGCGGGAAAGAGAGTAAAAATAACTACGAAAAATCCAACAGCAGTGTTTATAGGTCCTTTAGATGATTATATTTGGCCAGAAGATAATGAAAATGGGAAGGAAAGTGTTATTATTGTTTGCGAAGAAGGAAGCTACTTTGCAAAGGGCACATCTGTTGAATTTTATGAATCAGATATCTATAAAATTGAGATTCTTGAGAAGAAGTAAGCATCGCTTAGGCGGTGCTTTTTTAATACCTGAAAGGAAGGATCCATGAAAGAATTAAAAGAAACAATTGCGGATATGACCAGCACAGATTACAGAAGACGTATGGCAGCAGAATATCATCAATTGGAAATCCGAGTGAAGAAACTTGAGAATATGCTTGATGAATGGGATGCTGGGACACTGTCATTTTCACCAAGATGTCCACGCGATTTGTTAGACTGTCAGTACCGCGCTATGTTGAAATATTTAAATGCTCTGGAACTTCGTGCAGCGATAGAAGGCATTATGCTATAGCAAGGCAGGATAACAGGAGAATCATGAAACTATTCTTTACAATTGTCGGCGCCATTCTAGCGACTGACGCCATTAAATCGCTCATTGCGCTGGCTATTGGCGCAATTGCCGCATTAAAAGATTGAAACTTCACAACGCTGAAAGGCGTTTTTTTATTGTTTAAAAATTTGGTTGGCGAACCTACAAACGCAGACTGCCGGTGAGTGGTTACGCACCTAAAATAACCTAAGGGCAGAGAAAGGAAATGCAGATGAAAACGGAATTTTTAAAAGATTTGGGATTGGATCAGGAAGTGATCAACAAGATCATGGCTGAAAACGGCAAGGATGTGAACGCAGCGAAAGCTGACGGCGACAAGCTCAAGCAAGAGCTGGAGACCACAAAGCAGGAGCTAACTAAGACACAAGAACAGTTGAAGACAGCCAACACCACGATCGACGGCTTCAAGGATTACGACGAGATTAAAGCCCAAGTTCAGGACTACAAGACGAAGTATCAGAAAGCTGAAGAAGAAAAATCGCAGATCAAATCCGATTATGCATTTCAAAGCAAACTGAAAGATGCTGCCAAAAAGGCAGGTGTGAAGAACCTGAAGGCAGTGCTGCCCTTCATCGATCAAGATGAGCTGAAGGCGTCCAAGAATCAGGACGCTGATATTGAAGGCCAATTTGAAGCGCTGAAGACAGCCGATGACACAAAGTTCTTATTCGGATCCACCGAACCGATCGTGAACCCGACCGCGCCTTTAGGCAGCAACGGCCAAAACGGATCAGCCCTGGATGCTGTTGCAAAAGCAATGGGGCTGACTGAAGAAGATTTGAAAAGCTAGGAGTAAACAAAAATGGCAAATAACATCGAATTAATGAAGCAGTACGTTGCTCTGCTCGATAAAGTCTACGCCAAGGACGCTAAGACCTCGGTTCTGGACTCTTCAAATGTTGTGCAGCAAGGAGCAAACGCAAATGAAATTTTGGTGCCTAAAATGTCGATGGACGGACTGGCCGATTATAACAAAGATACCGGTTACGTCAATGGGTCCGTTTCGCTTGAATATGAAACACTGGTTTGCGATTACGACCGCGGCAGAAAATTCCAGGTTGACGCGATGGACAATCAGGAAACGGCTAACATCGCATTTGGACAGCTGGCCGGTGAATTCATCCGTACAAAAGTTGCGCCGGAACTCGACGCATGGCGTTTCTCCAAATACGCGGGTGTTTCCGGAATTGGGACGGCGTCTAATGCCTATGCAGACGGCAAAGCCGCCTTAAAAGGATTGAGAGCTGGCAGAGACACCATTGCCAATGCAGAAGCTGAGCTGGCGACCTGCTACTTGTTTATCAATCCAGCCCTGCGTGGCATGATTGACGATCTTGACACATTTGCATCCAGAGCAGCAATGGACGGGTTCGCGGGCATTGTCGAAGTGCCGGCCGCCCGTTTCTTCTCAAAAGTCACCCTTGGGGCTAACGGCTTTACTGGTTCAGCGCCAATCAATTTTGCGATTATCGACAAGCAAGCGGTTCAGCAGTACCAGAAACACGTCGTGCCAAAATCTTTCACGCCAGATCAGAACCAGAATGCGGATGCTTACATCTACACCTACCGGACGTTAGGACTCGCATCGGTCTTCGACAATAAGAAAGCCGGCGTCTATATTGACACAGTGAAATCAGCTTAAGGAGCGTAACACATGATTTATGCGGACTTTGACTATTACACGAATACGTATTTATGCGGACTTGAGGGAATAGTTCCGGAGTCCGCATTTGCATTTTTTGCAAAAGAGGCGTCTAAACAAATTGATATCGTAACATTTGGGAATGTTAAAGAATTAGATACAGTCCCTGATGTGGTAAAAGATTGCTGCTGTCGTCTGGCTGAATTTCTTTATGACGCCAGACAAGCCGAAGCTGATCAGCGCGAAAATGGCGGCGTGCTCAAATCCTATAGCAATGATGGACAATCTGCGACGGTTGAGATGCGTGCAGCATTTTCAAATGAGGCGGCCAGGCGAAAAGAAATTGGTGAGATCATCGGTTACGCACTTCAAGGCACCGGCCTTTTGTACGCAGGGAGCAAGTGAGATGTCAAATCCAAACTATAAAGAAACTGTCACACTTTACCACTGCTTAAAGGCCGCAGAAAACGGCGGCAAGGAAGCGTGGACAAAGACCGTCATTAAAGGCTGCTTTTACAGCGAGATCGAAGGGCGCACGTTCTCAAACTTAAGGGAAAATGCAGCAGACAAACACATTTGCCGGATGCCGATAAGTGCATATGCGCCCCCCTCAGTGGGTGATGTGATTGTGCTTGGAGAATGCGGCGACGTAATCACCGGGGAAAAGGGCAGCCGCGTCAACGATCTCCTGAAAGCGAACCCACACGCCTTTAAAGTGCAGAGCGTGACGGACAATTCACGGTTCCCGTACGGGAAACACATCAAGGCGGTGGGCTGATGAGTGTAGAAATCAAGTGGGCGCATGGTTCGGCGGCAGGTCTGGTCAAAGCCGGATTCGGCCGCCCCACGCAGCTCTTTGCCGCGTCTGAATACAAAAGGCTGATGGAGCCTTACGTGCCGGCGAATAATTTGATTTTAGCCAGAAGCGCGCGTGTCAGTGCAACCGAGACGAGCGGCGAGGTTGAGTACAATGTCCCCTATGCGCATTATCAGTACGAAGGCGAACTATATGTCGACCCGATCACCGGGAAGGGCGCCTTCACCAATGGCGAACGGTTCTGGTCAAGACCCGGCGTTGCAAAGGTTCCCTCAGGTAGAAAGCTGCATTACAACACTGCCAAACATCCGCTGGCGACAGATCACTGGGACAAGGCGGCAGCAGTCGCGGAAGGGGACACGATGGCACGAGAGATTGAAGCATTTATCGGGAGGCGGTTAAATGACTAAGGATGAAGCGATGTTGGCGTATTTGAAGCCGATCATTAAAGACTTAACGAGCGAACCGCTGACCTTTAACTTTTCAAGCTCTGAGCCAGAGGGCGTCGCCCTGTTGACTAATTACTCAGACCGCGAGATTAAGACCTACATTCACGGCGGTGCGCAAAAAGCGTACGGCTTTACCGTTCTATGGACGAAGGCTTATTCGACGAACATGGACGATTTGAACCTCGAAGCGATGACCTTTGCCAATGGCTTTATGCAGACATTGGAGGACAAGAACCGCAAGGGAGAATGGCCGCAGTTTCCAGACGGCTGCACCGTTCAGCAGGTTGAATTATTACAAGATCAACCTGCACTAGACGGCATTAATGAACAGTATGGATTGGCGCGGTATCGGGTTAACGGCCGCGTCTTGTATTTTGAAAGTGAGGATAAATAGATGGCAAACCAGGTTATGCGTAACCAGATCGCAGATTATATTGACACTTCGGGCATGAACGGCGCATCAGAAAACTATGAATTAATGGGGCTCGGGTTTACAAAGCTCGATGAAGATCCAGGCGCAAAGACAAAATCCAAAACGTATATTAACGAAAGCTCGGCGACATCGAAAGTCGATTCATATGAATCAAAGTTCAAGTACGAATCTGATCTAATCAAGGAGTCGAAAGCCGGAATGTATATTTACAACGTCGTTCATGACCGCAAGACCGGTGAAGACGCGCAGACCCATTATGTGCGCGTTGATCTGTTTGACCCGGTCAATTCGACGGCTAATAACACCGCATTCCACGCGAGAAAGTTTAATGTTTCCATTGTCGGCGATTCGGTCGAAGGCGATGGCGGCGAAGGCGTCACGTTCTCAGGCGACTTAGAAGGCATTGGCGATCCGATTCTCGGGACGTTTGATGTGAAAACGAAGACGTTCACACCGGACAGCACGACGGATACAACATCATCCACTGCAAGCACAGGCACCGGGAAATAATTCACATCTCTAAGCTAGGGCGGTATGCCCTAGCCTTTTTTTGTATAGGAGGGTAAATAATGGCAAAGAAGTTTCGGTTTGAAAAGCGGTTTATTGAGTTTGAAATCAACGGCCACAAGCGGCGCATCGAAGACAATAACGAGTTGATTATTTTTGGTGAAGAATCCGGGAAAAAAGCATTGGCACTCGACAAGAAATGTGCTGACGCTGGCATGGCAGAAGTCATCAAGGAGTTTCACACATTTTTCAAATGCGATTTTTATGACAAGTTGTTCGGCGCCGGTGCATATGAAGAAGACTTTGAAGAACAGCCGCCTTTTCAGTACGAGCAAGAGATCATTCTCGGAATTCTTGCAGAAATTAAGCGTTCTCAGAATGCACATATATCCTATGCGGCTGGCATTGACCAAGACCAACTTAACCAGGCGCGCGGCGTCCCGCAAGACCACAAGAGTAAGAAACGCAAGAAATGAACATCTTGCTAGACGATTTGCCGACGAGTGTCTATTTAGCAGACCCGGACCCTCCTTATTATGAGCGTGAATATCCGATCAATAGCGATTTTAGAACGGGCATTAAATTTAGCGTATTGATGGAGGATGAGGACCTTGACGATGAAGAAAAGGCAATCAGAGCGTTAGAACTGTATTACAATCAGATTCCTGTCCAAGTGCAGGGCGCTTACGATGCCCTCATCCAGTTTTATTGCTGCAATCAGGAGCCAAAAGAAAACCAGAAGGCAGAACCCCCGCTTTTCAGTTACGGGCAGGACGCCCCGTATATTTTCGCGGCATTTTGGCAGCAGTACAGGATTGATTTAACAGAAGCTGATATGCATTGGTTTAAATTTAAAGCGCTGTTTGATGCTCTCAGCGACAAGACGCAGTTCATGAAGATAGTCAGCTATCGCGCTTGGAAGCCTTACGAAGGTTGTTCAAGCGAAGAAAAATCGGAAATGCGAAAACTGCAAAAGCATTACGCGCTCAGAACAAAGCAGACAAGTGAAGCAGAACGACAGCATGACGAGTTATTAAAAGCGTTAGAAAGCGGCGATATGACCGCCTACAACGAAAAATATTTGAGAAAGGAGGGAGAAGATGGCAAACACGCTGAAATTCAAGACGGAAGTTGATGCGTCCGGTTTCTCGGCCGGTATCAAGAAAGTTGAGAGTGAAGCCAAAAACGCGGGAAACGGCGTAAAGAACGCCAGTAAAAGCGCGGCCAATTCCGTTAAATCCGATGCATCCAGCGCGTCAAGTAAGGTGAGCGCTGAATCCAAAAAGGCGGAGCATCAGGCGAAAAGCGCGGCAACCGGCGCGTCAAATCAAGTAAAAGCTGATGCGAAAAGCGCAGGCACCACCGTGCAAAAAGCGGCAGATAGCGCGAGCGACAGCATCAAAAAAGGTGCATCAAGCGCAAGCGACAAGGTTAGAACCGAGTCGACAAGCGCGAGCCGTAAAGCACAGACTGATATGCAATCTACACAGCACATCGGTGAAGGCGTTTTTAAAAAGATCGGTGGAGCGATTATCGCGGCGTTCTCCGTCGATGCGGTGATTAACTTTGGGCAGCAATGCATCGAAACGTTTAAGTCCGTTGAACAGAACTCGGCGAAGTTGGCACAGATCATGCAGAACCGGATGAACGCGTCAAAAGGTGACATTGATGAAATCAACAACTTGATGAGCAAGCAGAGCCAGACCGGCGTTATTTCGGACAATGCGCAGCGTGGCGGGGCGCAGCAGCTCGCGACGTTCTTAAAATCAAAGAATGCTTTGAAAGAACTGATCCCAGCGATGAACGACTTAGGTGCCCAGCAGAAAGGCGTCAACGCGACATCCGAGGATATGGTGAACTATGGCAACATGATCGGCAAGGTCATGCAGGGCCAGACCGGCGCGCTTAAGCGGGTTGGGATTACGTTTGACGAGTCCGAAGAAAAAGCAATGAAATACGGATCCGAAGAACAGCGCGCAGCGGCGCTTGCCAAAGTTCTTGAGAACAACGTCGGCGGCGTGAACAAAAAGCTCGGTCAGACCGATACCGGGAAGATGGCCATTGCACAGCACCAGATTGACGGCCTGAAAGCTAAGATCGGGGAACAGCTGCTTCCGGTTGTCGGCAGAATCTCCGGGGCGATGGTTACGTTTATGCTCAATTGCCAGAAAGCCGCCCCGGCGATCAAAATGGTGGCCGCTGCTATTGGCGCAATAGTCGCAGTCTTCGCGGTTCAAAAACTAATATCAAGCATTGGCATGATTAAAAATGCCGTTACCGGACTTTTTACGGCACTTGCAGCAAACCCTGTGGCACTTATTATCGGCGCAATTGCGGCGGTCACGGTTGGGCTTATTGAACTTTATAAGCACAATAAGCGGTTCAGGGATTTTTGTAACCAGATGTTCGGCGAAATCCGAACCGTAGCCATGCCGCTTATCAATCTTTTAAAGCAAGGTATTGCGAGCCTTTCAAGCTTTTTTCAAGCCCACGCATCGACGTTTAAGAAGATTGGGAATGCCCTTTTGACGGCCTTAATGGTTTGGATTAAAGTCATTGTTACTGTCATTAAGGCGGCGATCATTACGATTACGGCGATTATTAAAGCGGTAATTGTCGTGATTCAAACCGTCATCAAGGTGGTGAAGGCCGTTGGAAATGCGTTTAAAACGGTATTTGGCGCCATTGGCGGCGTCGTCGAGAAAGGTGCAGGCCTCGTTGTAAAAGGATTTAAAACCATTGTAAATGGCGCTAAAAAGGTTGGCGATCTGCCAGGCAAGTTCCTCAACTGGGGCAAGGACATGATGGAAAACCTCAAGAACGGCATTGAAAATGGTTGGAAAAAGGTCAAAGGCGCATTAAATAAAGTGCTTGGCTGGATTAAAGACCGATTCCATTTCTCAACCCCTGACGAAGGCCCATTGTCCGACTTCGACACCTGGGCGCCTGACGCCATGCAGACGATGGCACAAGGCATTGAGGATAACTTATCCGTCGTGCAGGCGCCGTTAAACAAGCTCGGGACGGTGATTAAGTCCGGCATGCAAAATGCCATGAAGACCTCTGGAACCCCGGCAAAGGGCACGGCGACAGTTGCGGCGCAAACTCCGGCCATGACAACCGCGTCAACACAGACATTTCAGCCAGTTGCAAGCGAGGCGAATCAGCAGACCTTGATGGCGAAGACGGATACGCAAAAGAATCTCACAGCAACCCGTGAGTTTATTGCAAGCCAGAGCGGACCTTTTAAGATGGTATCTTATGAACTCTTTAACCAGATCACGACGTCGAGCAAAAACCGCACCGACGCGGCCAAGACGCAGAGTGACAACGCCATCCAGGGCGTTCGCGGATTTATGCAGTCTCAGGTGACGCCGTTTCACTCTACGTCTTATGGCCTGTTTAGTCAGATTTACGACGCAAGCCGCGACCGCATGAACGCGACGCAGACCCTTACGCAGACGATGATCAATAACATCATCTCATGGATTCGATCGCGGTACGGCGATTTTTACAGCGCAGGGCGATACACGATGCAAGGCTTTGCTAACGGGATGAACGCTGAACGCGCGACGATTGTCAATACGTCAAATTCGTTGGTTCAGGCCGTTAAGGATGCCTTTGTTAAAGGCCTTGGGATTCATTCGCCGTCCGTCTGGATGGATTGGGCTGGCAAAAATACCGGGCTCGGCTGGGTCAGAGGTTTTAACCGCATTGACCTCGGCAAACTTGCAAGATCAAAAGTTGAGGATATGAAGGGCGCATTTAAAAATGCGTTGTTTGACGCGAACCTCAATGTTGACTACATGGGTGACGACTCACTTAAAGAAGTCAACTGGATGCGCAAGTACGACGGCGGATCGGTTGTCAACGGCACCGACGGCGGCAAAGGCGGGCGCTTTGTCAACAATATGCTGCGTTTAGTTAACGATGACAGTCACGGCTACTCTCAAGCGAATCGCTGGGGACCAGATTACGACTGCTCGTCATCGATTATTACCGCACTGAGGTGGGCGGGTTTTAACACCGGCAACGCGTCTTATACGGGCAATATGAGTTCTGAGCTCACGAAGCACGGCTGGGAACGGCTGCCATATAGGAACCCCAAACGCGGAGATATTTTACTCAACGACGCGACGCATACAGAAATGTCACTCGGTGACGGAAAGACTGCCGGTTTTCATTCAGCACATGGGCATCCAGAAACTGGCGACCAGGCCCATGAAGCTTACGTTGGCCGCGATCCTGGCGGATGGGCCGCAATTCTCCGTTACAAGAATGGCTTTGGCGATAGCCTCGCCGATGCCATTGAGGAGGCGTATAACTTTAAGAAATACGGTTATGGAGTTATGGACGCGGAAGGTGACGGCGGTGAAAATGGTGCTGCTGCAAGTGGCAAGCTATCGGATTGGGTCAAGGCAGCGTTAAAGCTGACCGGCCAACCCGAGTCGTTAACGAATGGTCTCATCCGTGCAGCTAAAGCCGAATCTGGCGGCAATCCGAGAGCAGTGAATAACTGGGACATAAACGCCCGATTAGGGCACCCCTCTAAGGGGGTCATGCAGATGATCGACTCAACCTTTAACGCATATAAGCTCCCGGGACATGGTAATATTTGGAATCCGATCGACAATTTTGTCGCCGCAATTCGCTATATGATCGCGAGATATGGCTCGGTTGAGCGTGTATTAAAGCCGCGCTCCAAGCATTGGTATGGCTACGCGGTCGGTTCTCGTTACATTACGAGCGACCAATTCGCAATGCTGCATGAAGGCGAGGCTGTAATCCGGCGGGATGAAAACCCGTACAGAAACAGCAGGGGTGGATTTATTACGCCAATGCTGGAAAAGATTGTGCTTGGCGAAATGACGAAGATCGCTGACCGGGCAGTTGGCGGGATTAGAACCGTTGAAGCCCGTGGCTTGGATGATCGGGACTTGCAATTTACTCAAGTTGTGAATTTCAAAGAGACTCCAAAACATCCTTCAGAATTTAGAGCAGCGCTCAGAATGGAAGGGAGGCGCTTAGCTTTTGGCAGGTAAGACATTAACCATGACGTTCAAAAACGGCGTTGATACTGATTTGACAATCGGGACTGCCACCGGCTATGGCATTATCGATACGTCGGGATTTGACGGCTCGGATTACGATATTGACACAGAAGACTACGCCTATGACGGCGGGTACATTAAAAAACAGAGAATGGGCGTCAGAAACCTTGGCATTCATTTCGACTATATGAACGACAGCGCGCTTGCAAAAGAGCGCGTTCTGTCGTTTTTTACACCATATAAGCCAGGTAGGCTCACGGTGTGCGCCGAGGGTGTCAGCCGTGCGATTGATTATTATGTCAAATCATTGCAGAACAAACGTGAAAATATGTTTAACGACGTTGAGTTTGAGCTTCAATTGAAATGTCCCTCTGGCTATTTTGAGGATATTGATTTTAACCTCATCGATTTAGCGTCCTGGGAAGGCGGCTTTTCACTTCACGACGAGGTACAAAGCACTTACAGCCCGACGTCGACCACGCCAGCAGGGGCAGCACAGAACGGCTTGCCGTTCTACCTCAGACACCGAACGAACGGAATTAAGTCGATTTTCAACCGCGGACACGTCGCCACGCCGATGTGGATCACCTTCAGAGGGCCGGCAAAATGGCCGAAGATTAAAAATCTACACAACGGAAAGGAAATCCAGATCGCGACCGAGTTGGGCGCGACAGACGTGTTAAATATCAAGACATTCCTGAACAACCCAGAGATCTATATCGAAAGCGGCGACGGCACGAAGAAAAATGCCTATCCGTTTTTGACGACCCATTCAAGCCTGGAATTTTATTTGGACTTGGGAGAGAACAACTTTCAGTATACCAGTGCGGACGCGAACCAGATCAACGACGTTGTGATTCAGTACAAGCAATTGTATGTGGGGATTTAGAATGATACGACCAATACTAAGAGTATACGAGATCCAAGACCATAAGCTTCAGCTGATCGGATACATTAATGACACCACCTCCATTATTTGGAAGCGGGGCTGGAGCACTTACGGCGACTTTGAAATTCATATGACCAAGCCAAATGACTTGTTGAAGCAGGACCGCTGGGTCATGCTCAATGAGGATGTCAACAAGTTTGGGATCATCAAGAAAGTGGTCGATGATTCGGACGGCCGCCTTTACAACTCGACGCAGGATTTCACGGTCTACGGCTATGAGGCCGCATTTATTCTGTCTGAACGGGTTACGGTCCCGACAGATGCAGATAATAAAAACCATGACGGTTATATCACTTACAGCAAACAGCCCGCGGAAACCATCATGTACGATCTGGTCCGCACACAGGCCACCGAACCGAGCGACAGTAAGCGCAAAATCGAAGAACTCACGATCAAAACACATGACACCCCCTCCGAGCATGAAACCGCGTTTAAATCTCGATTTAAGGCCATCACAACGGACTTGCAGACCCTTGCAGAGTATTCCGGGCTGGGATTTAGGATCGTCCCTGATCTTGAATCCGGCAAGCTGGTGTTTGAGGTCCTTCACGGGGTGAACCGCAAACAGGATATTGATAACATCAAAGACGGGATCATCGACAGCGCCGCAATCAATCCCAATGCTTATATTTTTTCCCAGGACAATAAGCGCGTCAAAAAGCATACCTATACCCACGACGCATCGGCACACAAGACCATGGCCTATGTGGCAGGCGAGGGCGATGGGGCCGACCGGAAGATCGTGAAGCTCTTCGACGATTTGACCGGCCTTGATCGCAAAGAAGTGCTGATTGACGCGCGGGATATTCAATCATCGCATACTGAGGTAAAGGTGAACGATGGCACACTGTCATCTGATTCGAGTACAACGACGACCACCACGTCGGGCGATGAAAAGCTGACAGAAGAGCAGCTGATGTCGCGCGGCACCGAAAAGCTGCAAAGTGATTATCGAGATGTGGTTAATTATGAGTATGAGTCAGACGTCACGGATTACGGCGAATATTACGATCTCGGCGACACGACAACCTGCATCGACCGAAAGAACGGCATCCGCCTTGATCAGCAGATCACGGCGGTAGAAGAAACCTACGAAAACGGGATTGTGACCGTCACACCGACCTTCGGCTACACTGAAAACACCGTATCGACGCAGATTCAGGCTACGCAGAGCGCGCAGCTTGTGGAGCGGACGGGCATCTCAAAGCAGTTTGACAAGATACAGGCCAATCTCATTTCGACGGCTGAGCTTTTCGCCAAACACGCCTACATCATGGGCCTGGACGTGGACGACGCGACGGTGAAGCGGCTGGAAGCGGACATGGCCGATTTTAAGACCCTCACCGCACAAAGGACCTCAACACAGAATCTCATCGCCAACGAGGCGTCAATCACGGCACTGAGCGCGGAGAAGGCTGACATCGAGGAGTTGACCGCCGACAAAGCCAACATCAAGGACTTAACCGCGAAAAAAGGCGAGATTTTAGATTTAACCGCGGCAAAGGCAGATATTGACGACCTTGTGGCGAAAAAGGCCACCGTGGACGATTTAGACACCAACAAGGCCACCATCGACGAACTCATCGGGAACAATGCATACATCAAGGCGCTGTTTTCCGATAAAGCCACTTTCAATGAAGCGACGGTCGGCAAGCTGTGGGCGTCCTGGGCGAACATTAAGACCCTTTTATCAAATCGCATCTTTGCCGGATCGGCCGACATCGACAGCCTGACCGCCGAACAGCTGAGCGCGATATCTGGGTGGATTACGTCAGCGATGATCGCCAGCTTGACGGCAGATAAAATCACCTCGGGCGAGCTGAACACTAGCAAGGTGAAGATCAAATCAGAAGACGGCGGCCTGTCGATTTTCGGGCCGACCCTTCAGATCGCAGACAAGAGCGGCACGGTCCGGGTCCAGCTGGGCCGGGATGCGAGCGGCAACTTTACTTTTGTTCTGTATGATTCAACGGGCAAAGGAGTGCTTATCGACGCTGACGGCATCAAACCGGCATCGGTTCCGAACGGGCTGATCGTCGACAAGATGGTGGCAGACGACGCCAATATCGCGGGCTCCAAGCTCGATATCGACAGCGTGGTCGAATCCATCAATGGCGGCACCAAAAATATCACCATGGCCAAAATCTATCTCGACAGTGACAACGGAACATTATCCGAGCTTTTGGCGCGCGTTGATGAAGACGGCGGCTTTGCTACTGCTAACCAGTTGACTCAGACCAGCGACAAATTGACGTCCTCGATCAGTCGAACATATGAAACACAACAAAACTTAGACAGCCGGATCACTGCGAATGAGCAAAATATCAAGACCGTCACTGAAAGCCAGACCACGCTGACCCAGACCGCAGACGGTCTCAGCGCTTCGGTCAGCTCCCTCACGAAAACCACCACTGATCAAGGCGCTACCTTAGACCAGATTTCAAAGAGCCTTAAGTTCGACGAAACCGGCCTCAATCTATCAGACGGCGGCAACGGCGCCAGCGTCAATTTGAACGAAACGAAGATGACTTTTAAGAACGCCGCAGGTCAGGCAACTGCCACCTTCGGCGAAGACGTTGAAATCAAAGATCTCGTTATCCGTCAAGGCGGCACCTTCACCATGGGGAACTTTGCGTTTATTCCGCGGTCGAACGGCAACCTTTCCATTAAATACATAGGGGGTGATAGTTAATGGCATCCGGCTCAATTTCAGGAAGTACAAATAACCGGTACATCGTGGCGCAAATCAATTGGCAGTCCTACTCAAACACAGACGGGAACTATTCAGACGTCAATGCACAGCTCTTTTACAGGCGTACGAACTCAGGGTATACCACCTCTGGTACGATTGCTGGCAATCTCAACATTGACGGCACAGACTATGGATACGGTGGCCATGTCTCCATTGGCTCAGGTTGGGTGCAGGTCGCATCAGCCTCTAAGCGGGTGTATCACAATAACGACGGCACCAGGTTCATCTGGATTGGCGCGTCTGGAGGCATCAGCGGGACTTCATTCACGTCGACCTCATGCGGATCAGGGGTCAATCTGGACACTATCTCCCGCGCGTCAGGCATGGGGCTGTCATCATACAGCATTGCGGCCGGCGACAATGTCACGGTCAGCATAGACGCGCACAATTCATCTTTTTCGCATTTGGTTGATGTCTACTACTGCAACCAGACAAAAGAGGTTTCAGTCGCTGCTGGTTTGACATCGACATCAATCACGCTCGATAAGTCGTGGGTTACTGAAAAGCCGAATCAGGCGGGGACATGGGGCAGAGTCCGGGTCACCACGAAAAGCGGCGACACGGTCATCGGATACGCTGAGCAGAAATTCACGCTGACCATACCAGACGACGTGAAGCCGTCTTTGACCGCGCCGACGCTCACTGACTCGACAAAGGCTTTCTCCGTCTTGAGCGCCTACGCGGCCAACTACTCCAAAGTTACGGTTGCCACAACCGCAAGCGTCTATAAGGACGACGACTTCACCGACACCGCCACGATCGCAAGCGTCACGGCCAACTACAACGGGCAAAATTATGATGCGAGTTCCGGTTCCTTCACCTTCGTTCCATCTACCGTCGGCACCTCAGATATGACCATCACCGTCACCGACAGCCGGGGCAAAACCGTCACACAGACGGTCAGCATCCCCGTTGTCGCGTATACCCGGCCGACGGTCACACTTTCTGCAAGCCGGTACGCCGACAGCGCAGGCACAACCGCGGATGACACCGGCGCTTATGCCAAAGTCACCGCTGTCTGTACGTTAGACACTATCGACGTCGCGGACAACAGCGCGACGGTCACGCTCAAATATCAAGAGGTTGGCGGGACGGACTGGGACACTGTCGACATGGGAACGATCACCGCCGGTTCGACGCTTTCAGCTGTTATTCCTGCAAGCGATACAAAAGCGTACACGCTCATCGCCACGATCTCAGACAAAATTGCCACAACAGGTGCGACAATGGCACTCTCGAATGGCGCCGTCCCAATGGATTTTCTGAAAGGCGGGAAAGGCATTGCTGTCGGCAAGACGGCAACACGCGAAGGGCTGGACATCGCTTTTCCTACATACGTCGAAGGCGGAAAGGTATATGTGGACGGGAAGACGATTCTAGATAAATTTTTTCCAATCGGCAAGACGTGGATTTCAACTGACCCAACTTCCCCGGCGTCGTTATTTGGCGGTAGCTGGGAACAAATCGAAAACTTATACAGCGACCCGGATTTTGAAAACGCCGTTGAAAATGTGAGCAATAACGAAAATCCAACATTCACGATCACACAAGACTGCATGGCGGTCATCTGGGAGCGGAATATCGGGCCCGATACAAACTATATTGAACTGCTTGTGAACGGAAAAGACATTACCTCGGCGTTTGCACCAGGAATTTATTTAAACAGCAAGTGGTATGTGTATTTCGGGCTAAATGTTTCGTTGCCACTTAAAAAGGGCGACGTCTTGACCGTCAAAGGATCAGCAAATCAAAGAATTCGAATGAGAGTCATGGAAGTTCCGTATAAGGTCACAAATTACAGATGGAAGCGCATTTCATGAGGAGGTGAACCATGAAAATATTAAACGAACAGAATCGGGAAATTTCTCAGTCAGACGTGGACACCGAAAAAGGCCATCTGGAAATAGATCAGATCGTCACCAACCATCACGACGCAGTGTCGGCATCGCCCGGTAAATCACACATCGAAGTAATTAAAGAATATCCAAACGGCGGGCGGGATGTCATTACGGTGTGGGACGAAGAGCCGGTCGAAGCTAAAGCAGCATATGATGAGACGGAGACGATTCAGCGGTACGTCCTCTATACGGACGCAGAACTCGCAGAAAGGAAGGCACAGAAAGAAGCACAGGAAAAGGCCGCGCTTGTCCCCACACCATCGGATTTATCTGACGCATCGGTCGATCTTGCACAGAGCGTCTCAGACATCGGGGACGGCGTGACAGAACTCGGCGACTTAATAGCAGCTTTAGATGAACGGCTCACAGCACTCGAAGGAGGTAGCAACAATGGCTAAAATTTACTATAAAAGGATTCTCGCTGGCATCATGACCATCGACGATGTTCCCAATCTCTGGAAAAAGAAAGTGCAGGCGCTTTTGGACGCTGACACCAGCAAGGAAGGTTAACCATGGCCAATTCAATTATTCAAAACAGTTTCTTTTGGAATGGCAACGCCAGCTACGGCCAGGAAGAACTGGACGCGGTGTTTTACGCGTCCATCCGCAACGGCGTAAACATTTACGACGACGGCACCATGGGCGGCGCCGTCACGAAAGGGACCGGTCAGGTCAAAGTCGCACCGTTCATCGCCCACGTCGATGGCGCCTGGTACTATAACCAGAGCGATAAGGCACTGACCATCGACGCGGAAAACTCCAGCTTGACGCGCATCGACCGCGTGGTGGTAACGGCGGACTTTTCCGCCAGGGAAACCCGTCTCGAAATCCTCAAGGGCACGGCCAGTGCCAACCCCGCCGCTCCGGCGCTGACCCAGAATCACTGGGTCAAGTGGCAAATCTCTTTAGCCCGCGTCACTGTTACGGCGAACAGCATTACAGCGGTTGCCGACGAGCGAGCGGATACGACGCTCTGCGGCGGTATTCGTATGCGCGGCGTCTCGGAGTTCGACACATATTTCAATCACATCAAAAACGATTATGAGACCTGGTACGCCCAGGCCCAGGGCGACACCGGTAAACGTCAGATATACGTCCAAACCACTGCGCCGACGTCTTCTGACGTGACCGACGGCGCGTTCTGGATTCAGACCGGCACGGACGGGAAGGCGTTTACTTTTAACGTCAGATCAGCTGGGGCATGGCAGACACTATCCCCGAATACGTTGGCGTCTTTAATCAGCGTCACCGACCGCTGGAACAAGGCGACACGGGCTTTAAGCGACTGCGTGCCGACGATGGTGCTTGGCGTCTATCAGGGCTCAGACCAATGGGTCCAGCCTGGCACCTATAACGCGGTCAAGTTCAGCAATCCGCAACCGATTGATGGGATGACGATGGATGCCGGGTATGCCTACTATCAGGATGGCATTGTGCATATCCGAAAGGCCGGCGTGTACCGGGTGGACGGGTCCCTTCACCTCCGTAACCTCTACCGCGCCAACGCCGTTCACGTTGGACTGAGAAATCACGGCGCAACCAACGTTGCGGAAAACTACGGCTATCCCGACCCCGCTGGAAATTTGTGCACCGCCTCCTTTTCCGGCGTTGTCAGATTGCACGATAACGATACGTGCAGCATTTACCTAAGTTATGCAGGCGACTGTAACATGATGATAATGAATGGCGGTCAGGCTCCGACACAACTCACCGTCACCCCGGTTTATTTCATCGACGAATAGGAGGACACCATGGATTTTAGTATCAATCACAGCCGCGAGATCGTCCCGATGGATGCGGCCGGCACGGTCGAGGTTCAGCACGACACCAACACGACGACGGCCAACTTTTTAATCTCGGCGTCGGAAATTGCCGATTTTTATGCGGATACGCAGAAAGTGTTTGCCGTGTACAAGCCGGCCGGCGGTGAGGTGGCGTACAAGGCCTGTACGGTCACCGACGACCACACGGACACAAAAGAAGTGACTCAGTACACTTTCAGCTGGAAGATCGACAAAGGCGCCACGTCACAGTCTGGCACCGTCAAGGTGCAGATCGTGATCTGTGACGGCGATGATCCGACGGCGGAGAGCGCCACGGTCAGATGGTCTAGCCAGATTTACAACATGACGATTTCACAAAGCTTGTGGTGAGAAAATGCATAATCTTTTTGACATCTTATGGAGCTTGCATCCTTTTGAACATTTTGTCGATTTCTGCTCATCATTAATCGTCGTGTTGACTTGCGCTGGCCTGATTTACAGACCGACACGAAAGAAGTTTCAGGATGCATTCAAAGACAAGAAGAACATTAAGCATATTGAGGCCGACAAAGAAGAATTTAAGAAGCGCCTAGAGGCGATGGAAAAGCGCGTTGAGATTCAGGAACTGGCCGAAGTAACCCTGCTTCACGATTCACTGTATAAGGAATGCCGAAGATCACTAAAAGACGGATTTACGACGTTTTCAAGCTTGGACAACATCGAGCATTTATACGAGGTGTATAAGAAGCTAGGCGGCAACGGAACAGGAACATTACTTGTGGAAAAGGTGAAAAATTTGCCCGTAAAGACGGATATTTGGGATTTAGATGAGAAACAGGAGGAACACTAAACCATGAAATCAGAATGGCTTAAAGCGGCAATTATTCGTGCAGTAAGGACATGCGCACAAGCGGCTATCGCCGCAATTGGCTCGGCGGCGGTATTGGAGCAGGTTGACTGGAAAATCGCGTTATCAACGACAGTTCTAGCTGGTATTTTGAGCCTGCTGACTTCACTCGCCGGACTGCCAGAAGTCAGCGACGACCCGGCAACCCGTCCGGACGCTATCGCCCATACATCGGTTGATGACGAAAAAGCGCTGACTGACGAAGAGCTGAAAGGAGAATGATATGGCACTTTACGGTATCGATATTTCAAATTATCAGCGGAATGTGGATTACAACGCCTACGCCTTTTATATCATGAAGGCATCCGAAGGCCGGACCTACAAAGACCCGATGCTGGACCGGCATTACAACGCGGTGAAGGCCGCTGGCAAGCTTTACGGATTTTATCACTACGCGCGGCCTGAGAACAACAGCATGCGGGCCGAAGTGGATCACTTCCTGAGCCTCGTCGGCGCTCACGTCGGCAAAGCCATTTTCGCCCTTGACTGGGAAGGCAACGCCCTAAGATACGGCGCAGACAAGGCCCTTGAGTGGTTGGACTATTTTTATGCACGTACCGGCGTCCGCCCGCTGTTCTACTGCTCAGATTCTCAGACCGGGCGATATGCCAAAGTTGCACAGAAAAACTACGGCCTGTGGGACGCCAAGTATTCAAGCCACGGCCCGTCACACGCGGGGTGGTCTAACATCGCGATCTGGCAGTACCAAGGATCACCG